GTCTCAGTGCCGTCTACACTTGGAACAGTATCAAGTTCACTTATCTTTTTGGTTGCCATCGCGCCTCCCGTTTTTATTGTTATTTATTCTAACGCGAAGGTGTCGCCTGCTTCTGTTGTGATGGTTGCCCCGCCTGCAAATTCCATTTCCGTTACGGGCATAATTACAATTCGATTGTATGCCAGCACTTCACCCGTCTCCAGGGCAATGGACGTTTCTTCCCCAAACTCGATTTCGATGTCCACTTGCTCTGCTGATTGGGCTTCTCTCAAAAGCTGGTCTTCAAGCAGGACAGATTCAGACATTGCCCGCATTATCTCGCCAACCCAAAACCCGTAGAACAAACGGCCTTCTGGAAATGGGGAGAAACTGCCTGCCATATCGCCGCTTTTGACGAAGAAGCTGTTGAGGTAATCAATGCTTCTGTTTCTGGCTTCCACTATGTCAGCAGCGGAATGTCCTGCTCGTAGCAAGGCAGTCAATGCGTTTATGTGCAGTGCTGCAATATGTGGTTCGTCATAAGAGGTGCTTGGGAGGGCTGAGCCGTCTTGTGGGAAAAGGGTCGGCGGCCTGTTGTCGTTTTCGGTCAGGAAATCGACTAGGAATGCCGCATAGTCATCAACCACCTCATACAATTCCGTTGGGATCGCATGGCCGTCTTTCGCCATCTGGAATAGCAAGCTGGCAGCGCCGTTGAATGAGCGGGCCTGAAAGCCGCCCCAGAATGTGTTTGGGTCCGGCCCGTTGGCTGAGAAGCCCTCTGCCTGTCCGTATGCGACATTATCCCATTTCGGCCAGATATAGACTTGTGTGAAGGGACCACGGAGGCCAGTCCTGTCATGATAATCGTCCTGGCTGTCTTTGTAGAACTCCAGCACCTGTGTCGCGTAGCCGATGCGACCGATCAGCGCCCAAACTGAGGGCGTTTGGTATGCGACATATGGCGTGCCTCTCCAGTATTTCGTGCCGTCCTTGGCGCTTCTGTCTGTGGTGAAAGGCACAACGCCCGGACTGTATTTGTAGCTGATAGGCAGGCAGTTGACGGCCTGAACATCACCGACTTTGACAAACATCTCATCGGCGCTTTTGACCTTGATCTTTACCTCTGTGAGCATCGCCGCTGAGAGGTCAAAAGCCGTAGGCAATTCGCCATAGCAGTAGAGATCGATGTTTGCGCCGCCCGTGCTTGGGATCGGCACAACGCTGAAACTGTTGAAGCTCAAACTGGAGGGGAACGAGCTTGGAGGTGTGCCTGTCTCGTTCTGATAGGGCCAGAGCGTGAAATCGGCGCCATTGAAGGTATATTGCCTCCACTCGGCAGTTCCTATGTCCAGTTCCTTGCCCCAAATCCATCCATCGTCGTCCTCGATCGTCACGGCAGCTCGTCCAGAGTTGAGCCTGTAGGAAAGGGTATCCATGCCGATTGCGCCGGGTGTAACGGTCCAGAAACCTACGACGCAATAGGAGGTATCAAGAGGCAAATTGAACGTGGTGTAACCGTCTACGATGTCGAACACATAATCGATCTTGCTCGTCGTAGTCGCCGACTCAGGAATCAGTGCGGCTTGGTTGACTGTTAGGAACTTCGATCCGTCAGAACGCTGAGTGCGATAAAAGGATTTCAGTTTGAACTCACGTTTGTAAATTACGTCCACAGGATCATTCGTGAGCAAGGTCTTTCTGAACGTCTCTGTGCCTGAACCTAACTCGTCACTCGTAGTGATGGATATTTCACAGAAGCCCGTAGGGCTGTTGACTATCATTTCGCAGTTCAATGCAGTCTCAGGCGAGACCCTGTTGAACACGCCAGTTTGACCGATTTCCAGTTCTGCCATCGTGCTGCCTGTTTCTCTATCTTTCGTTATCGTATTCAAGCCAGCTTGATCGATGTAATAGAGGTAAGACATTGATGTGTTGCTCATGGAAAAGTAAGCAATTCCATGATTGAACAGCTTTGATGAAATTAGATTTCTTTTGAAATAATAATCCTCTGGTTCAAGGGCTGTCGCTGATATGATTGAGTAAGAGGCGGAATTGAATGCCCTGAGATATGTAGGGTCGCCTGTATTGTCATACATCGCCTTGAACAATTCAATGTGCCAAAGCTCAACGTCCATTGCGCTTGCGGATTCGCCTATGTTGAGCTTGCGCCACATTGGCCAAGCATCAAATCCCATGTTGCGGGGGATTGTTGATCCACGTCTTGTTGCGTGAGCGACTTTCAACGATCCAGTGTATGATGATGATAACTGGATTTTTCCGACCGTCTCACTTGGTTCTGTGCCGAGTTCAACGCCGTTTGCATCCATCTTCATTTTGCGATCATCAATGAACCAATCGACGGCATATTTTTCACCAGTGCCAGCCTGAACCTCTGCAAAGACGTTGTTCCAGACGAGTTTTGCCGTTGAGACAGGGCCGTATGCGAAATAGACGCGGGCAGTGTCCTCGCCATAAGCTGGTGCGTTGTGCGGGATAAAACCAATGCCGTCAGTGAAATTAACAACGAGGTCGAAGGAACCTGATTGCTGATAATCTCTTGAGTTGACAGGTGATAAGACTTTGAAGGGATACTTACCGTTGATGACCCAATGGTGTCTCCACTCACCAACTGATTGCGGCAGCTTGTAAGCTGGGAAATAGTGGCCGATATAGGCATCAGTGTATTTGATTGCTCTCTCTTTGAAAACGGGGATGCCAGTGGCTTCATAGGCTCTGATATATCCCAAAGCCAAAAGCACCTGAGATTCACTGGTTGCTGCATTCGTTGGGAGGTAGCTACCGCGTCCGCTTTCATAGTGGAGTGAGTTGTTCACGACGCCAGCGTTGTTGACGAGATAGTTTGTGTCCTCGCCAACGGCGGCGTTGCCTGTGTATCGCTCCACAAACTCATGAAGGCTGATAATCATACTTACTATGTCGTTGGAGAATTGCCCGTTCATGAGGTGAAGGCGACTCCTGCGAAAATCCCATACCATGTGATCCCGCCGTCAATGCTGGTTAGGTCAATTATGTCCGTATAGGTCGGTGTGACAGAGAGGATTGGTGGGCGCTGCTGGCTCCACATGATGTTTGAAGGCCAGGTAACGCCGCGTCCGCCTGTTGCATCTTGGACGAGGTAGAGGCGCAGACGTAATTCGTGGGCCGTGTCCACGATTGTTGAGCCAACTGTCAGGGTCAAATTGGCTGCGTTGAGCGTGATCCGCGCGGCAGGACCAGCCACAACGTCAACAAACTGGCTGGAAGAGGATGGGGTGATGTGCTGGATTGGGGCTTCTGTGATGTCCCTTAGCTTTGCTGGACATGCCGCAAGCTGGGTGTAGCCCGTCGAGTCTGAGAGCGGGTAATAGCCGTCATTGTTAGGGCCGCCTGTGATCGTGCCAGTCATCCAAGCGCGGAACTGCTCTTCGCGGGCTTGCCAATTGTCGAGCACTTCTGAGGTTTTGTTAGCCAACTCAGCGCGGGATGGCGTTGTGTCAGCAGCGTATGTAGCTTCGAGGTCTGCTAAATCAGTGTCGATTTGTTCAAGTGTTCTGGTCATACCTTATTTATTTGATATAAAATCCGGGGCCAGTTTCCTTCTTCACTCGTAAACTCGTTCCGCTTCGCACTGCACATGCCTAATCAAGAAAGGCATACGAAATAACTCCATTATACTATATGGTGTTTTCGCGTATGCCTTTTGTCACCTAATGCCAATAACTGCGGACCATCGTTACCCGTAGATCGGCATCACAAAGAGGGTGCGGCCATTGGCTGACACAGAGTTTTCAGCAGCAAATTGGACAGCAACGGTGTATGTTCCTGCCGGTAGTTCAAGTGAACCACTCATCGAAACACTGTCCGCTGTCTTTTGACCACCAGCAGCAAAGACGTTTGTTCCATTTATCCTGAGCCTTGTATTCCAAGTCTTATCACCATCAGGAAACCCCTGTGCAATGCTGGTGCTGGCATAGATATGTCCAGATCGAACCAACGTAACTGACTGAGTTAGTATGGTGTGATAAGTGCTTGTTCCAGTCCCACTTACTGGAGTGCTGGCCGTAACGGTTGAAGGACCGCCAACTGTGCCAAGTGTGCCGACCTTAAGAGTATCCACTTCCACGTTTGTCATTTTGATAACGCCGTCGCTGTAGATGAACGGAGAAAATGGGGAGCCGCCATTAGGATCGATGATCCTGAAAACGTCAGCAACAATCGTATAGTCACCCACTGACCCGTCATTGGTGTTCACAACGCCGGTAATATGCCCATCGACGTTGATTTGATTGATGGATCGCGCAGTAACGCCGTCACTGTCGATCAGGACTTCGTTCAGCGTGATTATGGCCGCTTCGTGGTCATCTGTCTTTGCGCTTAGTTCGCTCAAGGTCGCTGACAGAGTTAGTCCTGGGCCTGTTTGGACGGTTGAAGCATCCAAGATAAATGCTGTGCCGTCAGGGCTTTTTGCGCCGATGAGATTCAGGGTCGTGTTGATGGCGGAAATGTCTGTTTCGCGTTGTTCTCGTTCTTCAATGAGGACCGTTCCTACAGGCTGGCCTTCAACGAACGTGCGCTCATCAAAGACCGTTTCGATGTCATCAACGCGGAAGGTCTGAGCCAGCACGGTATCCGCATTGAATTCGAGATCATTGAGAACGTCCTCGACAGGACGGGCACCAACATACGTGCCCACGGGAGCACCTACAGTCGCGTTGTCCTGTGGTTTGCCTGCACCTGACACGCCTGACCAAGTGGCCGTGGTCGCGGCATTGGCGCTGATCGCCTTACGCAGCGAGACGATGGTATTGTAGACAGTTATCCATGCACCACGGAAACCACTACGAGTGATGGCTGTGTCTTGTGTCGTGTCATTCCACGCAGGGGTTAATCCAGCCAGATAGGTATCAAGGGCCGCGAATGCATTTACGTAATCGGTCTTCTCCGCCGTGATGCTGTATAAGTCTGCTTCGTTTTCGAGTGGAGTTTTCTCGGCAAACAGGCGGGCATATTCATCAATCCAGTATTTCTTTTCGGATCGATCCAAGATGCCATCTGCGCTCATTGCGTCCAATCGATCAGAGGCAATGCTTAGGTCATCGATGGCTTGGTCAAGCTCTTCCTGAGCTACCGTCAGTTGGGATTCAAAGGCGGATTGCTGAGACGCCAACTCCGCAACTGCTGGACTTATCTCGCTATCGCTATGCGTGGACCAGCAACGGGTATGGCCGACTTTGACCTTGTAAACTGAGCCGCCAGTCGCGGATTCCGTTATGCTGTGAAGGACTACAAGGGGGAGGGCATCGCGTTCGCTGCTCAATCTCGTGGGCGTTTTAGGGGCGAAGAAATCCCCAAGCTGCCAGATCCCAAGTCCATTGGGAAAAAGGTATCCTCCTGCTTCTAAGGCTGCTTGTCGGGCAATTTCGCCGGCACTGGCTTGGCTGGTGGAATAGAAGCACCAATCAACCGCGTTGAAGGCTGACAAATCGCCAAACGAGGCTGATGGATTAGCGGTCTTGATTATGTGCTGGATGATGCCTGAAACGGACGAGGGGTAAGAGCTACCGTCCTTTGCCCCTTCAACGTCGCAGGATATTTTCTGGCTTGGCTGTCCACCAAGGCGAAACATACCAACCGCAGGAGCCGCAGCCCATTGACCTGGCTCTAAGGCAAGGGCGATCAACGCCGCATATGTGCTGACTGTAATTGCTGGGGCGCCAAGGGACTGAGCATATTCGTAGACCTCAGCGATGCTCTGAACAGCACCGTAGCCGTGAACCTGATAAACCCAATATACGGAGTCGATCAAAACGGGATCGATGTTGAGGCAATTGCCGCTGCACCACGGCTTGAGAGTGCCCTTTAGTGCTGCATCTCCTTCGCTACCGCCAGTGCCCAGATATTCGTCGCTGAGCAGGTTGACGTCTAAAACGGCTTCCGTGCCCAAGAGCGTCAACGTGGCCTTGTGCCTTTCGCGGGATAGTGCAGACACAGCCCCTTCAAAAATCTGCTCGTAATTGGAGAAGTCGTCTCCTGCTTCACCCCACCAAAGGCTGGCATTTACACCTGAGAAATCATAGGTGGACCAGACTTCGTTATCGAACAAATCCGACATATTGAAGCTGATTTGCCCATAGCTGTTTTGAACGGTATCGAGCTGACCGTTGCTGACTAATTGAGTGCTTGTTTGTGGGTATTCAGTTAGAAATGGTAGCCATTGATAGCCGCCATTGATGGTTGTGTTTGATCCTGCTTTTTTTGAACACAGTCGGATTGTTTCAATTGATCCATCTGGCTTGATCGGACTTATCTCTGCATAAAGATTCTTCATTGACCAATCGCATCTCCCTTACCTTTTTCTCTATTTATTGGAGGTGATTGTCAGAGTAGGGATTGTACCTGAATGTCGAGCATGTAGTAATCTGAGTTAGTCGCGCTGCCTTTTGAAGTGCTGTTGACGTAGCAGAACAACGCCTGCTGTTGGACGTAATCGCTTTGTAGGTCAGGGATGAAAAGGAAGCCGCGTTTATCGCCAAGCACCTTCATCAATGGATGCCATAATGACCAGTAGGTTGCTTCCGTGAAACCGCTAACGGTGAATTTCCACATTGGTTTGGTGACTTCACGATCTAAGCTGCTCACAGTTTGATTGTCGTAGCCAAATTCAACGCCTGCTGAGACGCCATCGCAGATGACGGATTTGCCGACCACGAGGCGGGAGAATTCAAGGAACGTGTCTGGGTTGCTCGCTGCCGTGAAATCCACCCTCAAGAAGCCGTGCGCTGCTGGCGTGGAGAGTTTATGGAACAAGAGGGCTTCGCTTGTGTCTGCCGTGCCCGCAGCCAGCCCAATCACTACGTCTATTGCCGCTGATGATCCTTCTACGGCTGCTTGAGTGCTGCCAAGGCGGATTCTAACCGTGTTGCCTACTACGAGATTTGAACCGACGATTGCGACCGTATCAATGACGCTGCCGTCAAGCTGGACGGTGATATAATTGCCAGTGAGGTTCGCGGTTCTCCAAACCAATCCCTTTTCGTCGTTCAACAGATTAGAGGTAGGAGTAACGCCGCCTGATTGAGATAGAACTGTGAAAGGAATTGGCGGTAAAAATAATGTGCTCATCTCATCATCGCACTCCTATGACAGTGGTGTTTGTGTTGTAATCAGCCGAGAATGAAACGACCGTAGCTTGCCTATTTTCGGTTTTATATTCAGGAAAATCGAGCAGATACGATAATGGACCTTCAACGAAATCATTGAGAGTTATGATGCCCTCTATCTCCAACTCAAAATATCGAGGATTTTCATTAAAAGCTAACTCGTTATTCGCCCGTGTAATCGCATCTGACTCAGACAAATTGGTATCAATCGCTATCTCGCGAGCCATCTGGTTCTTGGCCTTAACGGCGGAATCAATGGCCGTGGCATAGCGGTAGTCTTGCTTTACAAAAATGGCTCTTTCATTATCACTTATTGGCATACCCTATTTATCTCACTTGTAGTTCACTAAGCGGCCATTCACTGCTTGTTGTGTCGCCGCTTTCAATGTCGCACCTGATTTGATGGCTGATAGAATCTGAGCCAATGTGTCATTGGTAACTGCTATAGAAGCGGTTACTTGACTGGTTTGGTCTGTGATGGCTGTGTAGGTGTCATCAGTAGCCGCAGCGTTGTTAAACTCAGTGGTCGCATTGTTGAGTGCTTGCTGAGTGAGTGTAACCAAATCCGTTCTTATGTTTTGGAACCTGTCAGTCTGTGAGCCGTAGAGGTCACTTGCATAACCCATAATCTCCTGCCCAAGTGCCGTGAAATCACTTTGATTGACAGTGCCGCCACTTGCCAAAATGCTTCTATAGCTGTTGAGTTTATTCAAGTCCTCATTGAGCAATGTGAGCTTGCTAACGCCAGCACCATCACCATTAAGCTGCTTCATAAGATCATTGAAACCTGATAGCTGAGACTTCAAAGTCTCCTGTAGCTTGATGTTTCGGTATTCCTCTACCTTGGCCAACTCATCACTGGTAGCGCCAGATTTCTTCATCTGCTTGGCTAATGTGTCGATGGATTTGACCACTTCATCAACTGCGCCAGCGACAGGATTCTTGTATGCCTTCAAGCTGGACAAGATGCTTTCGTAGGACTGAGCAAGCTGGGTAGCTTCTGACAGGTCCATATTTTGGAGGACACGTTGCGAGAAGCTGCTGATGCCAGTCATCACGCCTTGCTTGATTGCTGCCGTGATGGCGAACGAGATTGCTTCCTCTGCACCGTCCTTACCAAAGTCCGTAAGCCCAATCGCTGACTGACCGCTGAAGTTCAGCTTCCCTTGATAGCCTGTCTCTGAAACGCGCCATTTGCCTTTGTATTGGCCGATTGAGATGTTTGGTGAGCCTGTGATGTCGCCGCCAAGGGTCGAAGCAAGGTCATTCAAGCTGCTGATGACAGAACCCGCCGCTGAGCTTGAATTAGCCTTGTATGCTGCTTTGTTGCCGCGTGTGCCGCCCACTTGTAGTGAGCCGTCGCTACCAGTCGTGATTGTGGAAGTGCCCCATTTCGCTTTCTTAAAGAGGCCACCAAAAACACCGCCTATGATGCTGCCTATGATTGATCCACCTGGGATTGGGATGAAGCTGCCGATTGCGCCGCCGATCTGCGCGCCTGTGCTGCTCATCTTGAGGCCAAGGGCTTTGCCAAGGCCAGCAACAGTGCTGCCTACTTGAGCGCCAGCCATCGCCGTGCCCATCACGTTGCCAAGTCCTTTGACGAGATCGCCGCCCTTACCAAAAGCAGTCTTGAGGCTACCAAATCCAGAGGTGGTTGATTTGTTCAAGCTAAAGAGATTGTCGGTAACGCCGGTCATTCCGTCTTTGATGCCGCCGCTCAATGTGGTGGCGAATTTCTGACCGAACAAACCGTTGAATGTCTTACCGCCGTCAGTGGAGAAGGAGAGGACATTCGCAATTGAACCTAATGCACCAAATCCGCCGTAATTTCCCTGCGAAGCCTGCACCATATTTTGGAGCATCTGGCCGATCTTGGAGATGGCTGAACCCCATTTGCCGCCTATCTGGTCGCCAAGTTCATCAATGCGCTGACCTAATTCATCGCGGAAGGTATTAGCTGTATCAACGATGCCGCGATTATAAGCCTCAATGGCTTTATCCACATCATCTTGTGTGATGACACGGCCTAATTTCTCTGAGTATGAACCAACTGAAGAACGGATTGCAGTTCTATCATATTCCTGTGTTCTCTTATCGACTTCGGTTTTCAATCCTTCATTGACAAGATCAACACCACGTTCGAGCGCCTTGTTTGTTTTATCAATTGCTTGTCGCTTTTTCTCTTCCGCCGTAATCTGAGCGGTCAATACGTCCAACTGATCCTGACTTAGCTTAACTCCATCCTTCTGTGCATTGGCGACAGTTTCCGATACGGCTTTTTGGATCGCTAACTGCTCTTCCGTTGCGCCATTCATCTTGGCTTTGAAAAGGGCTTCTTCCTTGTCTAAGTCGATCATCGCCTTGCGGTGATTGTCGTTTGCAGCTTGTAGGAATTTGTATGTCTTAGTCTGCTCAAGTAGATTGGATAGGCGTTCCTTTTCAGCCGTGTTTATGTCACGGCCTACGATCTTCTCGTAATCTAATTCCTTGCCACGTTTTTCAACTTCAAGAGTGGTTAGCTTAGAAAGCTCAAGCTCGCGTTCCAATCCCTTCCAAAAGTCCTCCTGCTGGTTGCCTTTCTTGTCCTTTTTGTCCTTCTTATCCGTGCCAGTGGAAGCAGTTGAAGAAGATGCAGATTTGTTAGGATCAACAGCGCCACTCTGCTTCTCTTTCGCCTTGCGGTCCTTAGCAATCTGGTCTGCTCTCTTGACCAAGCCATTGAGAGCGCCTTCAACTGAGTGAGAGAAACCTGATTTGAATGCGTCGCCTACTTCTTTGCCAAGGGTAACAGCACCGCCACCTTTCATCCTGCCAAGGTCCACATTACCTAACATGGAGAAGTTGGCGCCTAATTCGTTCGCAAAGCCAATGACCTTGTTGATGCCTGAGATAGCGGTGTTGATAAATCCTTCGACTATCTCAGTTGCGCGATTGAACGCATTTACAAAGATAGTGGATATGGCAGTTGGTAGCCCAGAGTAGTATGCAACGATAGCTTTGTATGAGCCGTAGAAAGCGCCGATCACGAAATCTACTGTTCGTGCCGCGCCACGCATAAAGCCGAGAAGGGAAAAATCTAAGTCGCCAAAGGTGCTTGATGCCCAATCGCTGATTCCGCTGAACATCTCAGAGAACCAACCGCTGACTTTAGCCCACGCCTCTGACGCCCAATCGACAAATGATCGCAATCCGCCGCTGATGGATTCCCACGTTGCACGGCCAAGGTCGCCTAATGAAGCAATGGACCCACCGCCAAGCTGGATGGAATCGCGGAACTGGTAGAGCAGGGCGATTGTGGTTGTGAGGGCGACGGCAATTGCACCGATTGGATTAGCAGCAATCGCGGCCGTCAAACCACGAACGCCAGATTGGGCGAACTTCATCCCTTCGCCAAACAGGGCTGAGAATGTGCCTGTTGCTCCAAGAGCCTTCTGGAATGCGATCAGTTGGCTAAGGGAGTTTGTCATCCAGCTCAAGCCAGCGGCGGCCTTGAACGCGATGAAGGAGGTAGCTGCTACCATCGCCAGCTTGGAAAGCGTGTCGATGTTGTTGGACAGGAAATCGAGAGCTTTGCCGCCTACGGCCATCAAGTTCGTGAAGATCGGGGAGAGGGTATCGAATGCCCCTCTTGCTATCTTGCCGATCTGCTCAAAACGCGGAGCCAGGTCTGTTGCCCATTGCTGGACCTTGGCGATGATAACAGCCAGCGTGTCATTGATCCCAAATCCTTTTGCGAACGCCCCTGTAATCAAGACAGCCGTGTTGGATGCCGCCACGCCGATGTCAGCGAACGTGACAGGGATCTTCCCAAATTCCTTCTCGATGTTGGCGACCATCTTAGGGTCGGTGAGTGCCTTGGTTAGCACATCGCCCGTGAGCTTTCCGTCCGCTGCCATCTGCTTGAGGGCACCGCGGGGGACGCCCAAAGACTCAGCAAACAAGGACATCAAGCGAGGCGCGTTCTCAGCCAAGCTCGCAAACTCATCGCCAGCCAATTTGCCAGCACCGAGAGCCTGAGATAATTGGAGGATAGCGGCTTCGTTCTGTGCTGCGCCTTGCCCGCCGATTTTGAGCGCCATGCCAACCGTCGTGGTCGCTCTGGCGACTTGGAGTTGGGATAGGTGAAGCTGGTCTGCGTTGCGGGCTAATGTGCCATAAAGATCAGTGACCGCTCCAAGGTCAGAACGGGTCTTGTTGGCAATAGAGATTACGTCTTTGTTTGCCTGTCCGAACGAACCAGTGCGAGCAGTCGCTAAAGTGAGTTTGGCCTGAATGCTGCTATAACCATCGGACAAATCCATTAGCTGCTTGGCAACATATCCGATGCCAAGCGTGGCCATAATTCCACGGAATGATGTTAGCTGGGTAACTGCGCCTTTGACGCCATTGGACAGGCTGGAGAATCGTTTGTTTGTTAGTCCTACCTCTTGGCCGAGTTTTTTTATGTTGGTTGATGAAGAGGCACTGACAGTTCCAATGCGTCCGATTGATGCGGACATATCATTGTTGTTAGCAGCCGTGAGTTTGCCAATTTGACTGAGGTTCGTGAGGGAGGTTCGTAGGCGCTTAACGCCATCCTCTGCGCCTTTTGGGTCAATTGTGACTTTAATACTTCTTGCTGTATCAACCATATTGTTTTATCTCGCCTGCTACCCCTCTATTTATTTTTAGGTAGCTGAGCGTGATGCTTCGCGTTTACGTCTCTCTTCTATGCTGCTTAGAAAGTATCCATCCATTTGCCTGATGACATAGACCAACGCGCGAGTTTCGCTTGGTGTGAAACCCATGTAGTTGGCCCAATTCACAATGGATGAAAATGGAATTGGGCCAAGGCTCATGCCGATTTGTCGTTCTGAGCTTAGTTCATGGAATGCGTCCCAATAAAGCAGATTAGTTAGCTTAGGTGCCTCTTCCATTTTACGAGCAACTAACTCGTTATCTGGATTCGCTTCATACATCTCTACTAAATCTGCGCCGCCTTTATCGCGCCATTCCATGAACTCGATTAGTTTTTTGCTTCTTCTTCCTGTGTCGCTTCTGGATCGTTGCGGAAGTTGCGAACGTCACCTGAGAAATCAAACAAAGCATCAACTAAGAAGTTGGTGGTTTGATGATCCGTCAAAAGCAACTTAACAGCCGTGTCTTTGCTGAATGGTAAGTCGCCATCCTTTGGTCCAAAAGGCACTTCCTTCCATCCAAGAAGGGCAATCTCCACGAATGCACGGATCATATTTTCACGTGGTTTCGAACGCTCGTTCTTATGGATGCGATTGTAGCGGTCCATCGCAACGCGAACGTGTGGTGCTGTGGTGTTGAAAAGACCTAAAGTATATGTGCCAAGATATGTTTCGTCGTCGTAGATTGGGAAATCAACGCCTTTAACCGCTTTCTTTTCGTCATATCTGTTAGGCAAATTGAATGTAGTCATCTTTTATCGCTCTCCTTTTAAGCTCTTTAGCTTATTTATAAAGGAGATGGCGGGATGTGTATTTCAACACCCCGCCTTGTATCGGAAAAAGAGGAAAAAGCCGATACAGATTATAGTTGTTCGATTTTCAAGTCAGTTGCTTCTGTGTCGTCCCAACCGGCCATGAATTCCATAACGACCATCATTGAATCGCCTGTTTCATCGTAAGGAACTGAACCATATGCTGCTGGCAATGTGAAGCGATAGCCATCACCTGTGCTACCAATTTCAAACACGACTGCTTGGGCGGTTCCATCAATCGCAGTGTCGATTGTGAAGCTCTCGCGCAATGCCTTGACGGTGATCTTAACTTGGTGGCTACCAGTAGTTGAGATAGCGTAAGGTGTGTTTGTGCCGAGTTGCGGAACGGTCTTGCGATCCTGAGTGAATTCAAAAGAGATTTCGCTGAACACAAGTGTCTGGCCAGCAACTGTGATGTTGGTCACATCTGAACCCATAAACTCGGTTACGGAGTCTACGGCTGTGACCGTCAATGCGTTGTCAGTCGCGCTTGGAGTGCGGCCAGTGAAGAGGAAATCGAAGGTGGAATCTACAGTTCCAGCGGCCTTCGCATCGACCTTGAAGCTGGACACAATGCAGCCAGCGTTGATCTGATACATCGTGGAATTGAGCTTGGCGATCAACGAGAAGCTGGAATCTGTCTTACCAGCTTTGATTGTCTGGACACCGCCAACGTCCGTCCATGCTCCGCTAATAGCGTTTGCGATCAGTGCATCAATGACGCTTGCTTTTTGGAAGCGAAGGTCGAGTGATCCAGTGCCTTCCGCAGGTCCGCGACGCGAGCCGTTGCTGGTGCGATTTGGACGGATGGTATCTGAGGCGACATCATTTGTCTTGTGGACAGGAAGTGCTTGGCTTGCCTTCTTAGGAATATCGTAGCGAGTTGCGCCAGTGGTAGGAGTTACACCAAAGGTAACTTCTGGAATCAATGATAGCGTAACGTCAAGTGGGTTAATAATGGCCATTTGTTAGCCTCCTTAAATCGAATATCAAACGGCCTTTTGGCCTCGTGATATTTATTGATAAGGAGTGCTTGGATTCTGGCTTAGTTATGCTCTAACTGATCGATAGAAAGACAAGTGATTTATCTTGTATGCGGGATCATCGCTTGTCGGGTTGATTGGTTGAGTTGATGTTTGATAGACGTAGAGGGAGCTATCGTCTGAGCGCCAGTCGCGGATTGATGCGTTCCAAGCGTCCAACACATCATAGCCAATTGCATCGCCCATCTGCTCAGGGACGATGATTTGCAGGGTAGCGATACCTGTTTGGTTGTATTTCTTGGTTTGGCCGATTGACGCGATTTGCTGAGTGTTGGGCTTCACGGAGAAGCGGCACCACACTGCATCAACGGGCGGAGTGACAGCCTCTTGGTTGTCAAAGATAATCAGCATGTCGGGGTAGGTAACTGCGAGTGTGTCTAATAGGCGTCCTCTCATTGCCAAAACATCGTCAAAAATCATTCGTTAGGCGGCTCCTTGGTTGAATTGCTGGACCGTAGTTTCTACGAAATTCTCTGGCGATTTCTTCGAGCGGCCGTTGTTCAAATCGACAATGTGACTGACATTGTTCTCAACATAGCCAGCTTCACCGAATTTGGTTGGGACAGTCGGTTCCCAACCTCCGCGAGCTTCGCCCGTATCAACTGCTGTTCTTAGTTTGAGTGCTGCTGTTGCATCCAATGTCGTCTTTGCGACCATATCCACTGATTGCTGCTCAGTGATTTTTATGTCCTCATCTATATGGTTTATGATGTCGCTGAAATCGAAATTCATTCCTTATCCCTCCACATCCGCTTCCCACTGGATGATTGTGCCTTTGAACACGACAGGGCTTGCCTGCTTCACTACTAATGCGCGGCCCCCAATTGTGATCTTGTCGCCTTGTTGAAGCTCATCGCGGCATTTCACGATGTTGATGATTTGCTCAGCGCCGTTCTCAACAATCTGCTTTCGCTCGTCCTCAACCACTTCCACGTTGAGTGGTGTGCTGCTGCTGCCTGATGGGCGGCCAGTGCGAGGATCGACGGTGCCTTTGGTCACGCGGGTTAGGACGGCTGAAACACCGAACGTGGCGAATACCTCCTCTCGCGCAGCAATGAACTCATCCACTAAGGTCATATGATAACCCCTGTGGAGAATGTGATCCTGTTGCCGCCGCTGTTCGCCCTGAGCGGGGCAAGCATTGCTGTTATGAGGGGATATGGGTCATCGCTTGGGTCAATGTCCGCGTCCTGATA